CCCCCCCCAGCCCAAGCGAAGGGACAAGGAAGTTTCTAACCCCCTCTTTATCGATGACAAAGCTACGGGATTTCTTACCTGGTGACTGCCAGGCGTAGGCAAATGGAAATCTATCTCTTGCGATGCCCTCTCGGATAGCTGTTAGACTAACACCAAGCACGGTCGACATTTGGGCGACCGAAATCACTTTTCTAATCATGTGCACTACCCCTCCTCTTCATATAGCCTTCAAAATCATTCTGATTTCTTGGCCTACTTGTAAACGATCTTTAAAAGTATCTTGATTACGGAAATCATCCATGTAAACTTCTAGCATCTCTCGGTATATAGCTGCTTTGAAGATTTCTGGCTTTTCCACATCTTCTCGATACGGCTTTAAAATCGTAACCGGCTTACCGAAATCATAATCAATAAGTCCTCTTGCCTTTAGCCGGGCTTTCATAGTTCTAATCTTACCGTTCGGCCATCCGAGTAAATTTTCCATTTCCTCGTTGGTCTGTAACCCGCTATCACGATAGGAGTTATACAGAATTTCCATGTCTGTCATTTACTGCCCCTCCTTTACTTGATTTTAATTCAAGTTTCTGGTCAAAAAAATTTGGTCTACGGTACACCCAAAGTATGCAGCCACTGCTACAACTTTACTTATAGCCACGTTGGAGATATCCTTTTCCCACGCACCATAGGTCGGTAAAGATACACCTAAATCCGCGGCTACTTGGGCTTGTGTGAGACCCTTTCTTGCCCTTAATTCAGCTAAATAAAATTTCTCGGGCATTAATATCACCTCCTTTTGTGACATCATCTTAACATGAATTAAATTCAAGGTCAAGCGTTAATTTGAATTTTTTTCAAGTTTTTACAAAAAAATATTAAATTCATTTGAATTTAAGTCAAATATATACTATAATTTAAATATAGTTTGGGAGAGAGATTAAGGAGGAAGAGATGAGGCTTTCAGATAATATTAGACGATTTAGACGACTTCGTGATCTATCACAAGAAGATATAGCAAAAAAGCTAGGATATAAATCCTTTACAACTATACAAAAATGGGAAACAGGTATGGCCGAGCCGCCTGTAGGTAAATTATACGAACTAGCCGATATACTCCGTGTCAATATTATGGAATTACTAGGTGAAGAGTCTGACAATAATATAACGGATATGCCTATCAGTACTTACAAATACGTACCTGCATCTGTATCAGCGGGCGCGTTAACCACGATAGACGCCATTAACTTCATGCCTACTATATCTATCCCAGACTTCATGATGGGTCGTTACGCAGGCAATAAGAATATTATACTTATGCCGGTTAACGGTGAAAGCATGAACAACGTTATCCAAAACGGCGCTATTATCGCCGTATTAAGAAATATAGAACTGCCAGATATCCATGACGGAGATATTGTAGTTATTAAGAATGGAGGGGATTATACAGTTAAAAGATTCTACAATGATAAACAACATAAAGAATTTGTATTTAAACCTGATAGCTCGGATATGGCATTTCGGGACATCATATTTAGTTACGAGAATACAGATGACTTATACCTGATTGGTAAGGTTGTTATGTACAATGTGACTTTGTAAGAGATTAATAAGGGAGATTAATAAGGGAGATAAACAATGAAATTCTATAAAATTTTATCTATCGCGGCATTATTTGCAACAGTTGCTAGTTCTTCATTTGCACAATTTATTGATGTAACCCCAGAAACGTATGATAAAATCTGGAGCACCGGGCAAAATTATAAAACTGATCGTAAACTTGAAAGCCCAATTAATTATGGAGTTGAACTTCGGAGTGGAGCTGGTGGCGCCGCGGTATTAATTACCCCAGCTACAATCACTAAATATGTATCATATTCCAAAGACGATCGTCTGATTTTTCCAGACGAATCTTTTAAGAAAGCCATACTAAACAGTAATGATTATGTATACATAGCTACATATGCACTTCATCTAAAGAATCCATTAGCGGGCACGGTAATGCCTCAACTACCATCACAACGATTACTTATAGAAAAGGACAATCAGTATATAATCCCAGTAGCGATGGATACCAAAATCTATGCTATGATGCCGCATAGCTATGCCCTTGTCTACTATGCAATACCTAAACAAATAATTATGAACCCACCGTATACTATTAAATTTATTAATGGAAATGGCGATAAAATTGAAATACCTATTACCACTGATAAATTAGCAGAACTTATGGATAAAGAAAATAAATTAGTCTATAAGACAAATGATTAATAAACGTAAAGCCCCTATCCGATACTACTCAGATAGGGGCTTAGTTATAGGAGGTATGTAATTATGGCCATGAAACGAGCCAATGGTACTGGAACCGTATATAAGATGAAACATAAGCCTCTACGGCGCCCATATAGAGCCGTGGTGACCCTTGGATATGACTCCGAGGGTAAACCCTTGCGAAAATCGATAGGCACCTTTACAACGCAAAAGGAAGCATATAATGCACTATCTGCTTATGACGCTAACGCCCCGCAATACGAGACCAAGGATACAACCTTTGGCCAATGTTGGGAATGGATGATTGAAGATAAGATGCGCAAAGGGATACAACTAGACAAAGGCGGTTACCCTCACAATAAAAAGAAAATGCTACATCTTATGAATATCCCCATTAAAAATATTAGATTAGCCCATCTACAAGCAATTATTGATGATCATAGCCACATGAGCGGGCCTGCGTTAGCACAGATTAAAACAGCCATGAACGGATGTTTTCTGGCAGCCATACGAAATGACATTGTTGACAAAAACTACGCTAGCCTAGTCACGTTGCCCGCAAAAGAAAAGTCAACTTTACATAAGCCATTTTTACCGGCAGAGATTTATGATTTATGGCAATTATCGAATACAGATGAATATGCAAGAATCATGTTATGCTTAATATACACAGGCATGCGACCTGGCGAAATTAAGTCAATAAAATTTGCTGATGTGCATATAAAGGAACGCTATATGATTGGCGGTATTAAAACGGATGCGAGTAAAAACCGCATCATACCGATAGCCAATTGTATTATGCCATTTATAAGAAAATGGTACAGCGCGAGTCGATTCGAGCACGGAGAGTATATGCTTCCGACATCCACGCCTAAAAACATACAAATGGCACTCAGCCGGTATTTAAAAATGAAAGTACCAGGGCATTTGCCCCATGACGGGAGACATACATTCGCCACTCTTCTTACACAGATAGGCACGTCCGATGCTATGACAAAAACGCTAATGGGACATTCGCATAAAGATGTTACGAATCAGGTGTATATTCATAGAGACGTCGATGAATTGATATCCGTTGTTAACCAAATACCGCATGGCGAGGCGATATTATCTGTGAAGGATGTTATCAAAAGGCATGAAGGTTGAGCAACGGTTGAGCAACTGATTAAATTTTAAAGAATTTTAGCCGATTTATAAAAACAAAGAACCCAGTAGGCATCGATGCTTACTGGGTTCTTTAAATGAAATTCTATATATCCCTTACATATGAATTATATTATAAAAACATTGATAATTCAACAATCATTTGCGTTTTAGTACGACAAAAGTTGAGCAACAGTTGAGCAACCGTTACAAATTTTGCAGAGATTTAGAGGTCTAATGTTCGTCTGACACGCTTTTTATTACACTACTTAAAGCGGATTCTTTTCCGTATAACCGTTCCATACCTTGACGAGTTACAAGCCACATTTTTCCAGACTTCTTAAACTCGCCTTCCTTAAATCCATTCTTTACACGACCTCTACAATTCTGTTTTAATGAATCAGCAGTAACATTCCACCGCTCTGCAGCCTCCTGTGTTGTCATAATATCATCTAGTTCAAATTTCAATTTCATCACCTTCTAACTAAACGTTTAATTGCTAATATCAAAATAATAATGGTTACTATATTAATCAGCCATTCTAAATATTGCATAATTCACCTCGTTGATTTACAATGATGTTGAGAAGGTGGCGGGGCTTTCACCCGCCTGCTTTTTACTCTTTGCTAACAAGTTTTAAAATGATGATTGCTAGTGTCAGTAGCGTTAACTCATTTACTAAGCTTGTTAGCTCTTTTATTATGTCCATATTTATCACCTCCTTTCTACACCTTTATTATACCCTATATAGGGTATAAAATCAAGCACTTATTTATACTTTTACAAACAAAAATAGAGCCTACCAACCTAGATATTATCTAAGTTAGTAGGCTCTTCTGCATTTTATCAAAACTATACTACCATGAGTCCACCTGCTCATGATCAGGAGATAATTGGATCACCTCGATTTCATCGAATAGCGCCAGCTGCACCAATTAGAAAACCAATCACACCACCAGCGGCCCATGTATCACGTTGACGCCGCAAGCGTTGCTCTGTTCGTCTATTGTTCTTGATTTCGTTCTTCAATTCGCCTAATGAGTTCGCGGCTAGAATTAAGCTCTGCTCTTGCTCTGTTATTTTGTTCGAGGCTTTCGCTAACTCTTGCCCCTGTTTCTCGTTGATTGCTCTCAATTCGGTTAAGGCTTTCGCCCTCTCGCTGTTGATAACCCTCAATTCTTTTAATTCTGTCGCCTGCGTCATTGTTAAGCTGTCGGCTTGTTTCAATGAGTTTGTTGAGTTCTCGATTGAGGCGTCGGCTGTCCTCAAGTGCTCCTTGAGCTTGTTCCAATCGCTCAATGGCACGCTGATAGTTGGCTCTGGCTGTGAAATATCCACTTGCGAGGCTGCCAACGCCATAGAGGAACAGCACGCAAATAACACCAATAATAAGGCGCTGCATAGTAACCTTAGATTTAAGCGTTTCGAGGTATGTCTTAATTTTTGCATACATAATAACCCCCTTTAATCCAAATCATTCCAACGTGCTGCATAGCCCCTAACATCAACATGCACGAAGTCCTGATAGTAATAGCAACCAATTCCGTCGGCCCCACATTCTTCGGCAATAGACGCCAAGTAATCAACGTCAATGCCATCGTATGTGATGTCGGCCGCTGTCCCTAATACATGTTGAGAATTAGACGCACCGCCTACTTCTGCATTATGTTCAGGGCAACGATACCCACTATTAATGTACAAAGGAACACCTAAACGTTCACGAATTCTGTCAAGCAAGTCGACCAGTCTTTTGTCAATGATATGGTCCAATTTATTATGTCCATTCTCATCGACTTCATGCCTATGGCAACTGCAAGCGAACTCATAATCATCGAAATATTCGCCAATTTTCATTATATACACCTCGATCTCTGCTTTTAACGATAATTTCATAGTGCTTTTATCGTTATTTTTAAAATTCAAACATAAAAGCCACGCCACACAATGTAAGCGTGGCTTACAAACCTTTATTTCTTTAAAATCATGTCAATCTTAGAATGCACTACATCCAAAAGCCCTGCGATTGTGCTATTTCCGCCGTCCCTCATATTCTCGAGGATACTTAGAAACTCAACTGAGCCAAGATATAGCCAAACTAGATTGACTGCAAAAGCATATTGACCACTCATAAAATCAAAACACCACGCCCCAGCCGTTGCTAAGCAATATGT